TCCTCCTATTCTCGTCCAAATTATCCACCTCTTTCGATAAATTTTGCAATTGACAACGATTTTAAAAATTACTACATACTTTGGAAGTGGCTGGAAATTTTAAATACTCCTTTGGAAAGTCTTTATGGAGGTACACCTCCACATTTAATGTCTCATAAAGATTTTCTAAACAGTGGCTCTGAAGCTGAATATCAAACAACCATTTCAATTTTAGCTTTAGATGAATATAATAATAAAACAATGGAGTTTATATATTATAATTGCTTTATAACAAGTCTTGGAGCAATTAACTACTCTTACAGAGACGGAGAATTAATCGAGACTACAGCAGAGTTTCAATTTAATCAATTGAATATAAGCAAGCCAAAAAAATAGTTCTATTTTTGATAAATAAAATTATATGGCAAGAACTATTAATTCACCCGGCGTACAAATTACAGAAAAAGATCTTTCTTTAAGGACAGAAACTCCTGCAGGAACAAATGTAGTTGTTCCTGGATTTGCTCCTCAAGGCCCTGTTTCCGAACCTCTTTTTATTACAACCACTAGCGAGCTTGAAGCGGTTTATGGAACTCCCACGACTGCTGCAGAACGTTATTTTTATTACACTTGCCGCGAAGTATTAAACTCTCCAGCTGTTCTTACTACTATTCGCTTGCCTTATGGAGCTGATGCAGGAACAGCTCACAGCAATTCTTATAGTGCTTTATTTTACCCAGCTACAAAAAACGGAAACAACTGGCAAATTGGTAAGCCAATACACAAATCTTTAACTCCTAAGCAATATCAAAAATTATTGGAAGGAAATTTTGAATGGGTAACTCCTACAGGAACTCCTTCTGTGAGTAATTTAGATGGAGAGACAGAAGTTAATGCTGGTTTTTTTGTTTTAAATGACTTACAAACAACAATTAATGAATTAGCAGAAGGATATTATGTTGGCTTTTGTGACAATAGATCAGTTTCTGCCTCATCTCCTGATTTTGATTCTATTACAGAGCTAAAAACTCTTTCTTCGAGTAATGGAGAGTTTATAACTGTTAATCCAGAACGTTTAGATTTTAGTCTTTCAGCTCCTTTATCTGCATCTGAAAGAGGTTTAACATCCGTTTCTGAAGCATTAGAAAAAGTGGGATTTATTGGGTTTGAAAGAGCTGATTATCAAGACCACTTATCTTTTGGTGTCTTTAGAGTTCGTCGTTCAACAAGCGATGCATCTCTTCTTTCTTTGGCTGCTACAGAAAGATATATTGGTTCATTTGATTCAAATAGAAAACAAGTAAGCCAAAGCGGTGGAATTTTATCCAACGCTTTTATCGAAGATGCTATTAACAACGCTTCTCCAACTGTTAAAATTTATATTAACCCAAAAATTTCAAAAGATTTTGATTGGACTGAAAATTCTACTCTTCCGACAGCCAGTTTAACTGTCGGTTCTGATGCAAAGGCACTATTTCCGATAGGTGTATATGTTCCAGATGCTCGTGCAATTGAGTCTACAAAAATTATTGGTTCTGTGCCATTAAAACTTGATAAGGCTTTACGCACACTCGAAGTTGTAGAAAATGCAACAGTAGACGTAATTGTTGATGCTGGTTTATCTACAATTCACTCAACAACTATAGCAAAAGGAGTTTCTGCATACAATGACGAAGCTTACATTTCCGATGTTTCCAGCGTTGAGGATGATTGGCAAACCGTTGCAATTCAGTTAGTGGAATTTGCTCAAAATACACGTAAGGATTGCTTTGCAATTATAGATCCACACCGTTCGGTCTTTATTAGCGGTAAAGATTCTAAAGTTATTGATATTGAAGACAAATCATTTACTTTAGACATCTATACTCCATTGAAAGATTTATTCAGTGAGTTTGAAACAAATTATGCAGCAACATACGGTAACTGGGTTAAAGTAAATGATTTGTTTACGAATCGTAAATTCTGGCTTCCATTTTCAGGGTATGCAGCAGCTGTTTTTGCTCGCAACGATGCTCTTGCAAACACATGGTCTGCTCCTGCTGGTTTGAATAGAGGTGGATTTAATGTACTTGACATTGCATTTAATCCAAATCAAAAACAAAGAGATCGCTTGTATGAAATTTCTGTAAACCCAGTAGTACTTTTTGCTAACGATGGTTACTCCATCATGGGGCAAAAAACACTTCAGACACGTCCTACAGCATTTGATAGAATTAACGTTCGCAGATTGTTTTTAACGCTCGAGCGTGCTGTACAACGTACACTAAGATATTTTGTATTTGAACCAAATACAGAATTTACAAGACACAGACTCAAAAATACAATCAATCCTATTTTTGAATTTGCTAAAAATACAGAAGGTTTGTATGACTATTTGATTGTCTGTGATGATAGAAATAATACTCCAGATACAATTGACAACAATGAATTAATTGTAGACATATATCTGAAGCCTGTCAGAACAGCAGAATTTATTTTAGTCAACTTTATCGCAACTCGTACTGGACAAAACTTCCAAGAATTGCTCTAACAACTAGATAAATAATATTATGCCTAACGCACAAACAATCCAAAAATTCTACTCAACAGCAACAAACAGAGATTTTGCTCGTCTCTTTCAATTTAGATTAATTTCATTTGGAAATATTAGTTTTCAAGATGAGCATCTTGCATATGTTGAAACTGCTTCATTGCCAGGTAGGTCGATTACAAATGTTCCTGTACCATATATGGGACTTCAATTTAACGTTCCTGGTTCTGTTACATACCCAGGTTCTGCTGGTTATGCAGTAACTTTTAGATGTGATCAAAATTACGACATTAGAGCAGCACTTGAGGCAGTCACTTTCAATACGTTTGATGAAGCTAGCTCGACTGGAGAGTATTCAATACCAGGAATTAATAACACATTAACCATGGCCCTTTTGAATAAAAGCATGGATCCTGTACGTTTTTATACTCTGTATGGTGTTTATGTTCAAGCATTGGCAGATACCGCCTATGACATTAAAGATACAGGAACTGTTTCCACAATTAATGCTACTTTAGCATATCAATTTTGGAGATCCGGAACTTCTGACTTAGTCAATGGACCTCTTGATTCAACAAGATATCCAAGACCAGTTAGTGGAGCGCTACAGCCTCCTTCGTGGAAAAGCCGCTAAAACTAGCTAGTAATGGATAAGGTTGTTTTAAATCTTTTAAAATTAGCAACCCAACTTCGCATATTCCATTGGCAAACTGATAGCTATGCTCAGCACCAAGCTTACGGTAATGCTTACGAGCAATTAAGTGAACTGATCGATCAGCTAGTTGAAGTTCATCAAGGCAAGCATGGAAAAATAACATATACTTCACCAGCTGGACTCGAACTTTCTAACTCAGAAGAATTGGACCCTCAAAGCATATTAACGGAAGTTACAGATTATTTGTCTACTGAATTTGCAAACACAATGGATCAAACAAAAGACACAGATTGTTTCAATATTAGAGATGAAATTCTAGCTGTTTTAAATAAATTAAAATATTTGTTGACTCTTAAATAAATTATTTGAAAGTACTGGCATGAAATTTGTCAGTTTATTTAAAAAATCTTTGCAAATTAAAGTAAATTCTGCTGCAGAGTATTTTTTACTTCCCAAATCTGAACGAACTAACAAATTTGGCTTTTATAAAGTTCCTTGTTTTCTTCCATGGACGTATAATAATCCTGAGTCTGATGAAGGTTGGGATGCTTTTAAGCGAGAAATTAGAAAACAATTTCCTATTCAATGGTTTTTTAGAGATTGGTTGTTATCGTTAGATAACCCCGTTATTTTTTGGTATTATAAATTTATTGGATGGCCTTTAAGGGATTTTAAGTGGGCCCTTCGTTTGTTTTGCAAACCGCTCTTTCCTCGTTGGAGAAAAGCGTTACCTCGTCATCAATACATGGACATTTGCGAGTTGGTCGTTTTAGCAAACTTTGCACTTATTCAAGATTTCTTTTATGAGGAAGCTGATAAAGGAATTGTTGATTGGAATGCTACTCCAGCCCATAAAAAATTCTTTAGAGAGCTTAAAAAAGCAATTAGATGGATTGAAGTAGAGCGGCCAAAAATGAATGAGTTGGAATCAGAAGAGCTTACCAAGGCCACGGAAAACAAAGTGTTTAAAAATAAACGGTTGGATTACCATAAGACTTATAAAAATCACGACAAAATTGTCAATAAAATAAAAAATAAAGATACCGAACTGTTGAAATGGTTTATTGATAATAGAGAATTCTTTTGGACATGAAACAATATATATACAACGCTAGAGTAAAATCAGTCTATGATGGGGATACAATTAAAGTTGATATCGATTTGGGATTTGATGTAATTTTAAAAGAGCAAACGATTAGACTACACGGTATCAACGCTCCTGAAATTAGAGGACCAGAAAAAACAGAAGGTCTTGCTGCAAGAGATAGATTGAGAAGTTTAGTCTTAAACAAAGATATTGTAATAGAAACTTTTGAAGACAAAAAAGAAAAATTTGGCCGCTGGCTTGGTAAGCTTTATGTCAACGGTCAATGTATTAACGATATCCTTTTAACTGAAAAACACGCCCAACCTTATCTACTTTAATTATGAACCTAGCAACCTGGAAATCCATTAAATCCCCAATTATGCAAGAAATTAGACTTGCATTGAAAGAAAAAGCTCAACCTGGTCAACCGACTCCTTCAAGACGTGTTGCAAATCGAGTCTGGCGAGAAGAAATTCTTGGGATTAAATCTGAAGATCAAAAGAAAGCTGAGAAAGCAAAACGTCAAGAACGATCGAATACAAAAAAGAAAAAGTATCGGGAAGTCGAAACTGATGAGTAAACAAGTTAAATTAGTATCAATCACTAAACCTAGCATATACGGAGTTAGCTCTGCAGAAGAGCTAATTTCCTATTGTGCTCGAGTTTCTAATCCTTCTAATCAACTGAATGTAGAAACAGCTCCAAAGTTGTTGAAGTATTGCATTGAACACCAACACTGGTCAATTTTTGAGCAAGCGTTTATGACCGTTGAAATTAAAACTTCGAGAGCAATTGCAGCCCAAATTTTAAGGCATAGAAGTTTTAGTTTTCAAGAATATAGTCAGAGATACTCAACTGCTACAGCAATGGAAGATATTGAATGGAGACTACAAGGAAAGACAAATCGTCAAGTCGGAGATAAGGTAGTGGAACTCCCTTCTACTCTACAAGAGGAAGTGAAAACAACACTTGCATCTTGCAAAGAACTATACAACAAACTTATTACATTAGGTGTTGCTAAAGAATGCGCACGCATGGTTTTGCCTCTGACTACAACAACGACTATGTATATGAGTGGTTCGGTCCGTTCGTTTATTCATTACCTGCAACTACGCACAAAAGAAGATACGCAAAAAGAACATAGAATTGTAGCATTAGAAATTCAAGAAATCTTTAAAAGAGAGTTTCCCAATATTTCACAAGCTTTAGGTTGGATCTGAGTTATGGCTTCATTCAAAGAATTACAAATTACTTGGCAATTTTTGGATAACAATCCAAGTAGCTATGTAGTTTTTGGAGACAATTTGCAAAAATGTGGTAAAGGAGGAGCTGCTGTTTTAAGAGACCACCCGCACGCACTAGGCTTTATTACTAAAAAATTTCCTGATAATAACGATGGTTCGTTTTATAGACCAGAAGAATATCAGCCAATTTTTGATGAACAGCTCGAAAAATTTGTTAAATTAGTCAAAGCCAACCCTACAAAAACATTCTATTTTACTAAGTTAGGAGCAGGCCTTGCAAACCGTTATCAAATTTGGGAAAAAGTTATAAACAACAAACTTGTTAAAACGTTTGAAAAATTTGAAAATGTTATTTTTTGCTGGAATAATAAATGAAAAATAGTAAAATACATTATTATGTTAATTCGAAAACTATTTAAATATGAAGCTAGTCACCAAGTCCATGAAGCGTGGTCAACACGTTGTAAAAACTCAATTCACGGACATTCGTTCATAGTAGAATTTCTTTTTGAAGGAAAGACTCCAGATCCTGCTCATATGGTAATGGATTTTGGTTTTGTTAAGAAATTCTTTCATCCTTTTATAGATAGTTTTGATCATACGCACATTCTTTGGAATAATGAGAAATACGAAAAAGTAAATTCTTTTGTAAAAGAACACAACGAGAGATGGATTGAACTACCATATAATTCATCTGCAGAAATGCAATCAAAAATGTTTTTTATCTTTGGGTGGCTTTCATTAAGATTTTTAAAAGAGAAAAATTTAATTCAATCTGATGTTATGCTTTCTTCAGTTAAAGTCCATGAAACTACTACAGGCTATGCTGAGTATAGAACACATGATATTATGAATTGTCTATTTCCAAAAGTGTATATACAAGATATACAGTTTTCGCCAGCCATTTTAGCAGAATGGCCTAAAGAATTTATTGAAATGTTTAAAACTTTTAAATGAAAGCTCTTATTTGCTTAGTTGTTTCTAGTTCTTTTTGCCTTGCTACAACATTTGAAGAAGTCAAAATCAACGTTTCAGGAGAAACAAACTATTCAAAGAGCTCTTCAGAAGAGCTATCAACAACTCTGAAAGCAGATTTTAAGGTC